CGTTATGTACAATCCCAACACAGGTGAAAGTGTGGTTGCTGCCAATGAACAAGAACATCTTGCTCTCGCCGCACAGGGTTACACACACGAACCTCCAACAGTTGAAGTAGAAGATGACGACATGGAGGATTCAAATGGGTAAGCAAATCGTACAACTACAATCAACCAATTCAACAGAATGGGAAATAGCACTAGGTGAAGTTGACAATGCTTCAAGCATAGACAAATTTGGATTAAATCCTAGTGTAGGCACTACATATGAAACCATATGGGATGGTGGAGCAGTTTATGCCTATCCTACATCAGCCCTCGCTATGACTGTGACAAGTGCTGGTGGAGCAACAGATGAAGGTGTTGAAATAACAGTGATTGGCCTTGACACAGACTACAATGAAGTCAGTCAAACAGTTGCACTTGATGCATCAGGTGTTGCCACAACCACACAAACATTTTTAAGAGTGTTCCGTGCTTACACTTCAAATGGACAAGACGCAACAGACACTGTCACTGTCGCAAATGGTGGAGTAACCTATGCACAGTTTTCAGCAGAAATGCAGCAAACACTAATGGCAGTTTATACCATCCCTGCAGGATATGTAGGATATTTGATAAGTGGTAATCTAAGTTCACAAAAAGACAAAGACATTACTAGTAAACTAATGATGAGAGCACAAGGTGGAGTGTTACGCACCAAAGGGCTTGTGCTAACACCTGGCACACCGTTTCAAAGAACTTGGTCAATACCACAGCGAATACCTGAAAAGACAGACATAGAAATTCGTGCCAAAGCAGGAGCAACAGGACCAGTTGCCGCAGGCTTTGAAATAGTATTGGTCAAAGACTAATGATTAACATCATACATTGGTTTATGCTGGTCATATTTTTTATGGCAGTGTTGTTTATTATATTCTAAGGAGAAAAGTATGCCTAAAAAGAAAAAAGGATCCCGTGGCGGATCACGTGGCGGCAAGAAAAAATAGCGTCAACTGGGCCGCGTATTTTGAAAGCATAAGGGTAGTCTGTCCTTGGAGTCTAGGTGCTTGGAATAGGGGTACTATAGAGGTCCAAAGTTGGTGTGGCGAGGTATTACCGTTGGACAGCAGGGAAGCAAGGATCTATCTTGCTCCTCGCCACAATCAACGCCAACTTAAGAAGATGACAGATAAATTTAATACAGCAAGGCCACAGGAAGAATGGTTGTGGAGTCACCCTAAACTAGGGCAAAACGCAACTCCTGTGCCTTGTTTTATACAACAGGATAGGTTTCTGTTGGAAAAAGCTCGTAAATCACTTAAAAAACAGTGACTTGCATAAATACAAACAGCAGACGCCCTGCGTCAGCCATTACTCATAGGAGGTTACGTTAACGATGGACGGTGAAACATTGGAAAACAATCAAGAGGCAACTGATGCCCAAGCAACAACTGAAAATCAGGCACAGCAGTCAGAAAAATACTATACTCAACAAGAGTTTGACAAACATATGGCAGGAATGCGTAAAGCAATTGAGTCAAAGTTTGAAAGACAGTTTGCAGAGTTAGGTGATCTACAAGAACTTAAGGCAATGAAAGCAACAGCTGAAAAAGCCAAGCAGGATGAAGCCCTTAAAAAAGGCGAGTTTGAAAAAGTTCTACAAGAAATGGCTGCAAAAAAGGATGCTGAAATCCAAAAACGTGATTCAGTCATTAAGGAATACAAAGTGAACACACCATTACTTGACGCAGCGGCAAGATACAGAGCAGTTGCACCAGAACAGGTAAAGCAACTGTTGAGTTCAAGTGTAAAACTTAATGAAGTGGGCGATGTTGAAGTGGTGGATACCAACGGACAAGTTCGTTATTCAGACTCAGGAGCACCTTTGGCCGTAGATGATTTGGTTAAAGACTTTCTTGATTCAAACCCACACTTTGTAAGTCCAACTCCAAGCACTACAAATACCAAGAGCAATCAAGGTAGTTTAGATGGGAGTGAATTTGACGTAGCTAGTTTAGATTTCAAAAATCCTCAGCACAGAGAAAAGTACAAGCAAGCAAAAGCTGCTGGCTTGATTTAATTAACTAAGCCCTAAGGAGAATTTCAAATGGCTAATAACACAACTATCAACAGTGAATTGTTTACCAATTTACTTGCGGAGGCACAGTTCGCCGCTTATGAAAACAGTGTTGCAAGACAAATTGTAACACCTTTTGATTACCCAGCAAACGCTGGTAAGATCTTACAAGTTCCAGTATACTCAGCTATCACAGCAACTGGATTAACTGAAGGCACAGCACCTTCAGCTGCTGACACCAACACAACTTCAGCTACAATCACACTTGGTGAAATTGGTACCTACTTTCAGGTTACTGATATGCTACGTGATTCTGCAGAACGTGATGTTGTTGCAGACTTGGGCGCACAAGCAGGTCGCGCTATTGCTGAAAAAATGGACACAGATGTGTTCGCACTGTTCAACAGCTTTACAAACTCAGTAGGTACTGAAGACTCAGCTATCACTGTAGACAATATCTTTGAAGCTGTAGCAACACTACGTGGAAACAAAGTAGTTGGTCCTTTGGCCGCTGTTGTTTCACCTCGTCAAGCACTTCAACTCAAGAAAGAACTTGCAACTGCAGGCGGTGCCAACATCACAGCAAGTGAAATTGGTTCAAGCGTATTACGTCAGTTCTACATTGGTTCAGTAGCAGGTTGTCAAGTATTTGAATCTAGCTTAGTAAAGCGTGATCTAGACACTGACACAGACACTGAGTTGAACGCAGTAGGTGCAGTATTTGCTCCAACAGCTATGGGTCATGCTATGCGTGGCGGTATCAACATGGAAACACAGCGTCAAGCAGCCGCTCGTGCAACTGACATCATGATGAGTGCAGTTGTAGGTCAAGCGATCCTACAAGACGTGCATGGTGTTAAAATTGTTGGTTCTGATTCTGACTAAGGAGTAGCTGAATGGCTTTCATTATTGAAAACTCAACCGTTGTAAGTTTTGCAGAATACACAGATGTTGTGCAGAAGGACCAGCGCCTGTTTGACAGTAATGAAGGTTTGACAGATGATGTTGTAGAAGATGCATTAGAACGTGCAACTCAACGTATACTATCACGCATTAGTGCAAGTGATTGGTGGAGAAGTTACTATACAAAACGTGACTCAGCCACACAGTATAAGTCAGTTGCAGACATACCCAGTGTGGACGTAGACAAAATAAAATCACGTGAAAGTGACTTTACTGAACTCTGCGTTTACACTGCACTTGCTGACTATATCCTACCACAAGTTGCAAACTTTGGTGATGATACAGATTCAGAACGTGCAAAAATGGGTTATTATTCTAATCGTGCTGAAAGCCTGTACGGTGAATTAATTATTGCAGGCGACTGGTATGACTTTGACGGTGACGATACTATTGAATCATCAGAGAAATCACCAGGGCACTACACACTTAGGAGAGTTAGATGAGATCAAGTGTTATTAACGGTATAAAGAGTTTGGCGTATACTGGTTTTTCAGTAAGTGACGAACTACCGTTTTCAGATGCAGGTGTTGAACTCTACACTAAGAATCCCAAAAGATTCTATGTAGACAAAACACAGTTTGCAAGCACTCCCATCGTACAAACTCTTAATGGTGTAAACATCAACAACACAACAACGTCTGTTACAGTCTACTTTACTGTTGACGCAAAGAACACACCAGCGCAATTAGACACAATCATTGATGGTTTGCGTGGTATTGAAGACACACTAGTGTTGGATGGTACACACACAAGAGAAAGCATCGTCTCTTCAAGCTATCTAGGTGATATGTTGGTTGTTGAGGTGGAATACAGACTAACTAGGATTAACTAAAAGGAAAACATTATGGCTTACATATATCCAGCACCAGGCGTCCCTACTAAACAGACAGTACTCACTATTGAAGTTGAGGCTGACACTGGTAATGACGCACTTGTGATTCCTGCACTGCAGGACATCACTGTAAACGCTGCCAATGACGTTTTTACTTGGACTCAACTTAATGAAAC